TCCTCCAAGCGCATTTTTTTAAAAATTTTTTCGGGGGGATAAATTTTTTTCACTCGCCTGTCATTATCAATGCCCCGTCAATGATTTTGTACCGCCGCTCATCGTGTCCGTACATTTCTGGATGTTCCTTTGCGTGACACAACCGACAGACCAACTCAAGGTTGTCGGGATTGAGTGTGACACTCGGATCATCAATGGTCTCCGCCGTGACATGAATCTTGTGATGCACTATCTCTCCCGTCACAATCTTCCCGTGCTGATAGCATCTCTCACATAATCCACCAACACTCTTCGCATATCCCTTCGATACCTTCCGCCACATTCTTGTTTTGTAGAAGGCATACACCTTTGCATCTCTTACCATGTCCCTGTCCAATCCCGTCAAGGAACACAAGCAAACGCTTGTGATCCTCGGCGAGAATATAAAAAATATAGGCGAAGAGGAACAGAACAATTCCATTCCTTCGCCTATATTGTATCAGCGGTACCGTTGAAAAATTTACTCCCCTTTTATATCTTGTGTGCGAGTATGAAATAAAACTTCCGCCGAGCATTATAGAACTTATCTTGACCGCATGGCATCCCATCCATTTCCATCTTCCAATACGGAATGTCATGCGTACATGCCTTGATGATGTACTCGGTGATATCAGCATCCGCATCCCTTGCCGCATCCATGATGATGTTCACCTTCTTGTGTTTGCCCTTTGCCATCCATTCATCATATCGAAGTGCATAATACTTTGCGGATAGATACTGTTCCTTTGACAATTCATACTTGCCAAAGTATGATCCCTTCTTCATTGCCCCTCCTGTTTCGATAATGAATCTGGTCTTGAATAATCGTAATAATACAAACAGTTTTCCCAGAACTCCATCAACGGATTCTTTGATAAGCACATGTTGACAAAGTCCAAGTCCTCGCCCTGTTGCTTTGTCGGGAACCTTGTGTCACCGATGAAGTCCCGTCTCCATACTTTGCTCCATACATTTGCCCAGATGGTTCCATTGTTCTTCTTTGCGGGCATGACACCGTAACCGTCCCAATAGAATGAGTATTGAAGGATGTCAATGCCTCTGACCTGTTGCATCTTCCAATCAATCATTTCAAACACATAGTCATGCATCCACCTGTCATCATCGTCAATCCATAAGATGTATTCACCTGTTGCCTTGTCGAGACCGTATGACCTTGTCTGTCCCACGTTGCCGAACTCAACCTCATATGTCTTTGCGCCCCACTTCATACATTCATATGCGCTCTGATCCGTACATGCATCACATACCGCAATGATTTCGGCTCCATATCTGTCCGACTGTGACACCACCTGTCTCATCAATCCGCCCACCCGATCGGCGGCATTGTGAACAGGAATGATAATCGAATATGTAATCACCAAATCAACCCCCGTTTCTTGAAATCAACCTCGATGCCTTCCTTCTCAAACAGCGGAACCACATCTCGTCCAACCCATTGACCTTTGCGGATACCGAACCATTGATAATTGTGGTATCCATACTCAAACACAAGGTCATCATCATCACCCGTCCAGATGAGATAGTCATATTGGTTCGGAGCCTGTGCCGATGACATCTCCCAACTCCATGCACTCATTGGTTGCTTTAACAGGTCGAGCAACACCGACCGCCGCCATAATGTTGGTTGACAACTCAAGCGATACTCCCCGCCGTCTGGCTTGCGTCCGAATCCGTACACCTCACACCATCCAATGCTTTGGTATTCCTTCTCAAAGTTCATGCAAGCAATGTATGGATTCATGTCCATTGTCATGATGCAATTGTCAATGACATCCTGTTTGACTTCTCGGCGGATAAACATGTCCTCGCACATTCCGATGACATACCGTGTCGGTATCTGTTTGACCGCCTGTCTTATCCTCTCCGTCCATGATCCTGTTCCTTGTAACGCTTGAACACCTATCAAATCACAATCAAGTGTTTCCGTTGCGACATATACATCATACGGACAATCCCAATATCTGAACAGCAATGTGAAGAATGGTTGCCAGATGTCCGCATATGCATCACATGAATATATCAACACACTTGCATCATTCATTTGTTCTTCTCCTTCACATACTTCGCATATTCCCTCAAGATGTTGAAGTTGAATGCCTCAAAGATGCTCAAGTCATGATTGTGACACCACTTGTCAACATATTCCTTGAAGTCCTTGTCCTTCTGGTATAACTCATATAATTCATCGTTCATCAATTATTTCCTCCCGCAATGTATGTCTTTGATTTTGGTTGTGTGGTATCTTTATCCTTCCCCTTGCGATAACTCGGAATGAATATCACCTTGCCAGATTTGTAATGTCGATAATGTCCTCTGACTTCCCAACACGGACATAGAATGTTATGATGTCCGCCTTCTGGGATGTAATTGTCCGAAATATAATTAACAATATCATCCAAGAGAAAGACATTATCCTTTGGTTTGCGATCATTGTTTTTATTTGAATTGTTATTGTCAAACCCATGCGATGATTTTATTAGTTTTCTTTTTCGCTCCTCTTTTCCCATCATCATGATGACACACATAATATTGCATAACCATTGGTGCATGTAATGATATTTCTTGTATCCCTTTTCTGTTGATAGCAATTCTGTAATTTTCATAACTTCATAAGCACTCGACAGATTATTTGATATTAAAAACTCACCAACACCAATATCGCCGTCATCATATTCAACCACGGTCATCACATCTCTTTTGGGAAAATTGGGATATATGTCCTTTATGTTTTCCTCAACTCTCATACCTATGAAGAAATCATCATCAAACTTCACCATGATGCCGTGTGTATTATTCCGAACCTTTATATGAATTTTCTTTGAATCGTTAGTATTAACAATCAAATTGAAATTATCGAACATAAACGGACTCTTGCATCCATCATATTTTTTTGTGTCTATATCCGCCTCGTTAACAATTATTGTGTTCATCCCACACCCCCATTCTTTATGAACTTTTTCTTCTTCCTCTCATACTTGCATGTCTTGGCATTACAACTCACCACGAACCTGTGGATGTATGCTCCATATTCAACTGTCCTGTGTATGCACCTTTCACACCTTGGACATTCCCTGTGGTGTTTCATTCACTCACCCCCCTGTCCGATAATTCCAATAGTGAGTTGCCCGTAACCTATCTGTATTGTCAAATGGTATACGTCACATTCTTCACACTCTGCATATTCTTTGCCAATTCTAATTGCTAAACCGAAAAAATTATCGTTAATTATCCAAGATGCAAAGAATCTACCCAATACAAATCCTGTGTCAAATTCATTCATCTTCTTCCTCTTCTTCCTCGCTTAACTTAATTACGATTGGCGGTACATATTCTTCATCCCACCATGATTTTGTAATGTGATGACGTTGAGGATTATCCCCAAACACTTCTATGAATTTTTCCTTGTTTGTCATTCATTCACCCCCGAATACTTGTTGATAATATCAAGCACTTCATCTTTTATCCTTTGTGGTGACTTAATGATATTCATATAATCATCAAGTTTAACTTTTACAATATCTATGGATTCTATCTCGGCTCTTATCTTGTCAAGCAATTCATCCCGTTCTTCTAAGGCTTTAAATGCCCTGTCTATATCTTTTAGTGTTTGGTCGGTCATTCATTCACTCACCCCTTGTCGCTTCAAGGATTGTTGGTGCATAATCTATTTCGCTTTCTGAATATCCCCACATAGGTCTATACCATGGTTCGGGTGCTAAATCGCTTAATCGTAACGCATCCGCATCAATCAAACGCCCGTGATTGTCGGGTAATGGTGTGCCGTTCTTGATTGCCCTTATTGCCATTTCCATATCATCTTCATCGGGAAATCCATTTACAAGCCAATCATGTGCCATATCGTCAATGTCAATCACTATCTGCATCTGTATCACCTCTCATATCAGCACCGCAATCGGGGCAAAAGTTAGTATTATATCTCTGTTGCCATCCGCATTTATCACATTCCCATACAAGATGTCCTGCGTTATCTGTTACCCTTATCCAATTCCCCGTCTTTGGTTGCGGATTGACGGGTGGTATATCTTTTGTACTCTGCCATTTGTGCCGTATCTCGTCCGCTAACTTAAAACACTCATTCGTTTCAAATCCTTTACATTCAAACGGAGCAGGGCAATCATACTCACATAAACCGCACACACTCTCATCAGCGTTCTGCAACCGTATATTTGCGAATATTTCCTCTAATGCGTTGCACATTTTATTCAGTTTATCTTCCACCGCTTCACGGCTTATCGCATCATCACATGGCTCTGCTGACGGTATAGCCACGGTCGCCATGTTCTTTAACTCGTTGACAATGTACACATCGTACTTGAAAAACTCAATGGCATCTTTCCTTGAGATTAAATCCCCATCATGCGATATAGCTATGGTCGGCAACTCTGATAATTCATTTTCAAACTCATGTAATCTTGTAGCCATATATGGTTGCCACTTCTTAAAGCAATCTATGACCGCCTGTCTGCTGATTAAATCATTCATCGCCCTTTACCTCAAATTCCTCATTCGGTGATCCGTACTTCTCAATTGCCTCAATCTCGTTGTCATACCACTCAAGGCAACTGTCGATGAGTCTGAATGCCAGACAATGCATTCCCTTTATCTGTTCACGTTCTCTCTTTAATACTTCCAACCTTGTTGTTTTCATATCTACCTCCTGTTTGAATATGTCTATTGCGTAATACATACCAAGTGCGACATCATGATTGATGTTCTTGTTCTGATACTCTGCCTCATGCTCTATCTTCTCGATGGCGGCATCAACCCGCCTAAGTATTGCATCCAATGCCTATCTCCTTTCATACCGTCCCATCAGATAACCGATGCACCACATGCCCATGACCAATGCCGTCAGTTTGAGAATCAACACTTCTTTGCCCTCCATATCTCGCTGATGACACCAAGAGCCTCAAGGTCTGCCGCTGAGAATGATTCACGATATGTGTTGTCATTGTCCTCGCACTTATGGATGCATACACAATGATGTGCGTAAACCTTCTCAATCTGGAACTCCCGCACCTTGTTCCAGACATGAACCTCGCCTGTGAACCCCGATGCGTTAATCTTGGTCTTGAACTGTCTCCCGATTAAGTCATTAGCATATAACCTCAAATCCAACATCTAACCCCTCCTTAATGCATCACGCTCCATCTCCTCAAACTCCTCGGATGTATAATTCCGAGTGTTGCCATTCATGGTTTTTGATTTTCTCGTGCGCGCGCGCGTATTATTTATACTATCCTTACCTATACTATCCTTACCTGTGTATACATTTTGTATACATTTTGTATACATGACATCTTTTCCACCGTTTTTTTCGGTGTATGATCCCTTGTTATCAATGCCCAATGTCTCCATCTCTTCGATGTATGTGGTGCGCTTGTATCTGTCCTTCTGGATGTAATTGTTCATGCACCAATGCTTGATGACGATGACACCAGATTCAAACCCCAAGATATATCTCTTCTCCTTCAAGATGTCCAAATCTTCCTGTGATGCCCCGCATTGTCTGGTGATGGACTTGGGATTTCCAACGAATCCATCATCATCCGCCATCATGCCGAGTGTGAAATACAAACACCGTGCCGAGAGAGGCATGTCGAGGAACACATCTGACATCACGATGGATTTTGCGAACATTCTACGTTCTGCCATCATGCCCTCCTTAACGAATAGACCGCCACGGTCTTGCCAGAGAACTCACACTTCTTCTTCCCGATCGGCTCCACAATGCCCTTCTTTGACATCTCGGTCAATCTGGGAGCCGTGAAATTGCGCTCTGATGTCGGGATGTAACCCTTGCGCATCATTACCACCGCACATTCCTTGGCGGTCATGTCACCGAACTCCTTCAAACATTCTGTGATTTCCTTGTATCTTATTTGCTTGTCAACAGATGCCTCCGCATCCGATCTCGTCTCCAATGTTGGAACTTCTCCCGCTCGCCTATATTCCATGTTCTTCGCCCCTTTCTTCAATCTCAATCTCAATGTATGGTTCGCCCTCAATCCATGCGAACTCTGTTGTGAAATTCTCAATCCATTCGGGATTGTCATTCGGTATCACTCCGCATACTTGAAGCGCATCCTCAAAGAACTTGGCACACAAGCTGAATATATTTGAGACATCCCTCTTCTTGCCCTTCTTGGATTCAAAAAACCGATAATGCAAGATGATTGGCGGATGCTCGACCTTGTATCCTCGCAAGTTCTTCCGAATCGACCAGATGCACACCTTCATGAACTCAACCTTGAACCGTCCTCCCGCCTTGGGATTTCTCCCAATTGCGTTTAAATAGTCATTGAGGCTTGGCAATGTGCGGTTTTTGTAGTATGCTCCTTGAATGATGACCTTTGGATTTGCCATGTCCCTCCCTTCCGCCTCCCCACTTGGTTGATGACCTTGGATGTGAGGAGGCAATTTGGATGGCATTACTAAAGTGTGATAGTGATACAGATTTTATTCATCGTACTAACGGTTTATAGTTTCTTCTGGTGTCTCAACCTATATCCTGCCCCTATGCGCACTTGGAGCCGATATTCATGCTTTGGCTTTTTCCTTCATGCACAACCCGCACATGATCTCGCCCAGATTCCTCTTTGATATCTCCTTGATCTCCGCCACGCTCTTTCCCGCATACGGAAGGATTGCCTTGCCACATATCGGGCATTTTTCCTCCGAATACTCCTTGATGCGGATGCCTGTGGTCTTTTTGCCGAATGCCTTGACCTCTTCCACCTTGAGGATGACCTTGTGTCCAAATGCGTTTTTCGGATCATCGCTGTTCGGTGAGAATAACCTCTTGAGTGTCTTTGCGTTGGTCTTGTTCAACACCATCGGTTTGCACTCGTCAAAAAATACCGTCTGTTTTTTCACGGTCTGTTTGGAGCCTTCGTCATAGCATTCCGCCATGTCTATATCCGTGATCGTGACAACCTTTTCCGCTCCCACTTCACCAATCAATTCCGCATTGATGAAATTGGGATCAATGATTTTCTCCCAACTCTCCAGACTCATATGATTTCATCCTCCTCAATCAAGATTTCCTCGTCATATCCATACCAATTGCCCGATAACTTGCAATCATGGTATATTCCGATTGCTTTTCTGAATTGCTGATATCCTTCATGGACAAATCCATCCGTGCATATATAAACCCTCGATGCATATGGTGGTTTCTTTTCCTGTGCCACGAACACAAACTTGTACTCGTCAAACGTGTTCTGGAACACTCCCTCGGTGTACATGCCAGATTGGAACTTGTACCCATATTTGCGGACAGACCTCTCAAACGCACCATCTGCGCATGATTCTGTGGTCTTGTAATCCACGATGTATTTGATGCCGTCCACTTCCGACAGGCAATCGGGACGCACCTTGCACATCTCACCTGTCTCGGCATCCGTCCAGAAGAAAGATTTCTCATGTTCCCCCGTGAGGAACTTGACCGCCTCTTCATTCTGTTTGAGTGCGTTGACCATGCCGACAACCTTGGTCATGCTTTCCTCGGTCAACACATCCTTGCCATTGGATTCATTCAGAAATGCCTCAAATGTCTCTTTGCCTTCCTTGGTTCTGCGATCGCACTTGGGAGCAACGGCAAATTCCGTATAAAATGTATCTGGCTCCAACACCATCTTGTGGATTGCTCTGCCCTCAAGGAGTGCGAGTGTATCATCCTCATGGTGTTCCTGTGCGTACTTGAAATGCATCGGAGTGTTCGTCAACAGGATGTTCAACTCTGACCGACTCACTCCCTCATGTTCTCTGTATTCCTTGTTTGTCATGTGTCCTCCTTCGCCTAAATTAACCGACACAACGGGCAATTCTTGCATACTTCCGATTCACAAAGCTGTTTGCCCTCTTTTTTCTCGTCCCAAATCATGGGATACTTGCAATAATTGTCACAAATCTCGGAGATGACTTCCTCCATGATCTTTGCGCAAGATGTTTCATTCTTCTTGTTCATCTGTTTCCTCTCCGCTCGTTAACTTCTCAATTGCAACCTTCTTGCATCCGTATGACAGCATCCAATGGATGACACGTTCGGAATCGTCCAGACCAATCACATTGATGTGCTTATCGAGGAAAGAAACCTCATACACATCGAGTGCCTGTTTGTTGCCATTGATGACCGCCTTGTTGATTGGTTCCGTACAATCCAGAACCATGAGAGCCATCACAAGATTGATGCTTGACTCCTTATCCGCCACCGTCACACGTTCTGCGCCCTTTTTCACTACATAGATTGACTTCATATTCTCCTCCTTATTAACCGTTGTTGTCTTTCATAGCATCCTTCAAGATGATGTACAGATTCCAAAGAACCAACCCTATCCAGATTGCCAATTTTACATTTTCACTCATACTCTCCTCCTCACTTGCCCAGAAGCCACAACAGGTCATCCTCATCGGGATTCAACAACTCAACCATCTTGAGAAAGTCCTCATATGTGATGGTTGCCTTCCCGATCAGCTTGGCGGATACCGCCTGTTGAGATATTCCAAGATGTTCGGCAATCTCCGTCTGGTGGATGCCCTTGGATTTCAACTCGCCGCATATCCATGACCGCAAGCGATCGCACAACCTCTGTGTCTTAGACAAAAACACTCTCGCCATGTTGCTCTCCTATTCAATGAATGTCAGCATGTCCACATTCAATGCCCGACAGATGCGGTAATATTCCATGACTTCGATTTTTCTGGTTCCCGACAATTTTGCGGACAAGACAGGACTCGGAATGTTTGTCTTTTCAGAAAGAAAACTCTGTTTGATTCCGTTTTCATTGAGATATGCCTTGATGCGCTGACCTACCATATATTGTGCCTCCTTCCTTAAAAGTATTAATATTTAGTACATCGCTCCTGCAATCATCTTAGTATTAATTTTTAATACTGTCAATACTAAATTTTAGTATTTTGTGAAAATAATTTCTAAATTGCCGATAATAATGTTGTAATAATATGTATTAAATGTTAGTATCTATTCAAAGGAGAGTATGCCATGAAGAATAAGGAAACAGCCATCAGAGAGACGATGCGTCTCAATATCATTGCCAAGCGTAAGGCATTAAACTTGACACAATCCGAACTTGCTGAGAAGGTAAACCTCAAGAAAAACACCATCTCATCATGGGAACAAGGTTTATCTTCACCAGACATTGACACCATTGCCCTTCTTCTTGATTTGTTTGACATGAACTTTTATGAATTTACGGGCATTGAGAAATAATCTCCTTTGATGCCGTGATTGTAACATCTGGATAATGCGGATAATAGTTCCAGATATGACATCTCACAAATAGAACAGGAGGAAACTATGGAAAGCATGATAAACACAAGAGAAGTCATCCTCACGCTCAAGGAAGTGCGCAAGGAAAAGAACCTTTCGTTCGATAAAATCCTTGATTTAATGCGTGAAAATGACCAATATTTGTCAAAATCCACACTTTCACGGGTATTTGCTGACGGATCAGAGGACAAATCATTCAGATATGAGGAGACCTTGCGTCCGATCGCCAACGCATTGTTGGACATTGAGACCATCGAACAGGATGATGACATTGACACGCAAGCATACAAGTCAATCCTCAAACTAAAAAAAGACCTCATTGAAGAGTATGCGGAACAGAACAGGCACTTGAAAGAGGAATTGGAGACCGTTCGGAACCGTGAAAAACTGAAATATTCGGAGAAATTGGAAAAAGAGACAAGACATTTCAATGACAGCCTTGCCTTCATGTCCCATCAAATCGAACTTAAAGACCAGAGGATTGACGCTTTATTGGCAACAACCACCGAATTGATGGCAACGAACAACAAATTGGTTAAGCAACTTATGGAATGCCCATTGAGGAACTGTGATGAAGATTGAGAAACTACCATCGGGATCATACCGAGTGCGCAAGATGTACAAAGGAACCATGTATACGCTCGTTTTCCCGTACAAACCGAGCCAAAAGGAAGTCATGGAGAAGATGACAACGGTATTATCCGAAGAAGGATATGCGGACGCATCGAACACTTTTGAACATTATGCAAATGAATATGTCAAAAATCGAACCAACGTGTTGTCACCGTCCTCAATATTGACCTATAACCGCCTAATCAAAGCCATTTCAAGCGGTTTCAAACATAAAACTCTCCATGATATCACGCAAGCGGATGTGCAAAAGGAAATAAATCGGTATTCTGTTGACCATGCTCCAAAGACCGTGAGGTCTATGCATGGCTTTATTTCGTCCGTATGTGCCTCATATCGCCCTCAATTGGTATTACGGACTACATTGCCCCAAAAGATAATTAAAGAGCGTTATTTACCATCTGGTGAAGATATAAAGGCATTGCTTGAAGCGACAAAGGGAACCGATGACCATATCGCAATCCAATTGGGCATCCTGTCTCTTCGCCGTTCGGAGATTTGCGCCCTCGACCTCTCCGATCTGAATGGAAACGAACTCCGCATCCATGCGAACATGGTTTACAACAAAAAATGGATAAAGAAGGAAAACCCCAAAACTGATGCGGGCAATCGCACCATATACCTTCCAGATGCATTAGTTGAAGAAATCAAGTCAAACGGATACTTTTTCAAGTATACTCCGCCAAAAATCAACGAACACTTGCACAAATATCAAGATGCACTTAATATCCCCCGTTTTCGGTTCCATGATCTCCGTCATTATTTTGCATCATATGCATCGACCATGATGCCCGAATCGGATGCGATGGCTCTCGGAGGATGGAAATCGGACTATGTATTCAAGCAGGTTTATCGTGAATCAATGAAGGAACAGAGAAAATCATCGGCGGAGTCATATATTGCAAAAATTTTGTCATGAAATTTGTCATGAAATTTTAGAAATGCCGTATTTAAGCCATTTATAGACCATTCGTTTGAGAGTTCAAGTCTCTCTCTCGCTAGTTCAAAAAATCCCCGAAAACACGATGTTTTTGGGATTTCTTTTTTCTCCGTGACAAATTCATGACAAACGAAAATTGTGCAATACAACCCTCATTTGTAAACAATTTGTCATATATTTGTCATGAGATTTGTTTCATGGCTGATACATTTCACTCATAATTTTCGATGTCTTTAATCATCCAATCCAGAACCAACAAAACGTCATCAATAAAATTTTCATGTGTGACATCGTGTCCCTTGCCCTTCAATTCACTCCATTTATTCTTTTTGAGGTCGAGCATCTTCAATATGTCGGTTTTGAGTATATATTCGTTTTTCATATGCAATACCTCCTTTGTGCTTATATTGTAATATGCCCGATCTGGTTCGATATAGTTCCAGATATGAGGTTTCACAAATAAAACAGAGAGACACACCCGAAAGTGTGCCTCTCCTTGGAATATCGCCTCACATGGCTTGCATCTGCCGAATCCATGCGGCTTTTTCTACAAAGTCAACATGTGATTTGTCCCACTTCTCCATCATTTTGGATGGTATCTCTGGATATACGCTCTTTAACTGTTCAATGTCCTGTGTTGCCATTTCATGAAGAGCCATTGCATGATTTAGTTCCTGTGTGGACATTTCCTTGTATCTCGCATATCTGTTGGGATCATTGTTCGCTTTGTATTCAAGAGCCTTTTCCATGTACTTCTTGGCATCGTCAAGTTCCTCGGCGATCTCGTCAACATACTTTTTTATCTTGGTCATAACTCAACCCTCACTTTGCGGATGCAAGAGCCGCCGCTGCTGTCTTAGGCACAAAGGAACCTAACTGTGAGAGCAAATACTGACTCTGTTCAGCATTGACCGCCACATTCTGTGCATTTGCAAGTGCGATCTGCGTGTCCTGTAAACGGTTCTCAAGCATGAGAGTCTTGATGGAGCAACAACACTCGTCCATCTTGTAACCAAGGTTTGCGATGTTCTGATTGACAGAATTGAAACCATTGGCGATGTTCTGCGTCACGGCATTGAAACCATTGACCGCCGTCAGAAGATTGGTGTTGTTCTGATTCATCATTGCCATGCTCTGGTTGTCAATGAGCCTTGCGGTCTCATAGTTATTGTTTGCCGATGAGAGTAAAAGACTCTGCTGATTGAATGCCGATGTCTGGGCATTGAGTGCGCTTGTAATGTCCTGTGTGGTCGCATATCCCGCAACAGCGGCATTGTTACCACCACCGATGCCACCCCATCCGAATATTACCGCAACGATGAGGAAGGCGAAAATCCATGTCCCAAAGTTTGAATCATTCATGATGTGTCTCCTTTCATAATTTTATTTATTTGAATTTGCAAATTCCTTGATCTTGTCCGCAAGCTGATTCATGTCGATGCCGTTTTTGTCGCACAAACTCTTTGCGGTATTCTCCAGATTGTCAAGGTCGAGTCCTTGCAACTGTGGATTTGTGTTGGCAAGGTTTTTGAGGAATGCCTGTGGACTTTCTCCACGCATCATGGCTCCCAACGCTTGCATCATGATGTTGTTGTTATTTCCTGTCAGCATCATTAACGGATTCATTGCGACCTCCCTTCATCTTCGCCTTGTACGCTTCAAATTCTGCCTTCGTAACGTACTCGATCGGCTTTTCCTTCGCCACTTCCTTGAAGTCATATGCCTTGATGGTTGCCTGTCCAGATGCATCGGTCTGTTTCATATAGAAGCGAGACAAATTGGCATCCATTAGAATCACGGATGAATTTGGACTCATCTGGTATGACTCCGCACTCTGTCGGTCATTCACATACTGAATGTTCTGTTGCTGTGGCACGATCTGCGGAGCCTGTGCAATCAATGGAGATTGCATCGGTGATTGCATTGGTGGATAATATGAATACATTGTGTACCTCCTTAATCATTTATATAGAAGCATTCCCCCGAATTGATGGCATCTATGACGGCATTAAACACCAGATAGACAAACACCAAGGGAATGCCCTTTATATCTTCATTTGACAATACATTTTCAAACAACTTCTTGATGTTCATAAAAAAATCTCCCCTTCACCTGTGATTGTATCAACCACCTGTGTGGGGAGATAGTTCCATTTGTGATGTTCGATATGTGGAACCCCTCATAAATCGGCTTTTATTAGGCTTTTGATGTATCCTTGGATGTTCTCGACCTCTTCCAATTTCTGGATGATGTCCGCATCCGCCTCCTTATTGAGTTTTAAATGGATTATGCGCCACTTGCCCTTGTTCGCCTCGTCATACTTCTTTTGCGCTCTCTTCTGTGCTTCTGTCATTCCTGTTCACCCCCCGAATACTTGTCGATAATCTCAAGCACCTTTTTTCTAAAATGCCCTATGCTTATACTCTTTGCACCATAGCAATCAAATCCATCTGTTGACATGATTGGTTCGCTCAATGGTATTTCATCTATCTCGGCTCTTATCTTGTCAATCACATCAACTTTGACAAATCTTGGAATTGGTTTATTGTATGGTTCTCTTTTTGTCATTCCTCGCTCCTCTCCATTCTCCAAAAAATAACGTAGCAACCATGGTTGGTATCGTATGTAATGCTTATAATATCATTCGCACTTGTAAGACCCTCCCAATCCTCATCTTTGGTTTTAATCGCTTCGTTTATGTCATTAGGGTCATTACAATATTGCCAATTAACAAGTGTCATTCACTTACCCCCTTGTACTTGTCGATAATCTCAAACACTTCATCCTTCCCGATCTGTGCGGGAGACCGCCGCTCCCGCTCGGCTTGTGGTGTTATCCAAAATAGAAATGGATTCCCATTTTCATCAATTCCCGAACCTTAGTGAGTGCCTCATAACTGATACGGTCATCCTTTAAAGCAAACGCTGTATCAAGTCCCCACTCTTCCTCGTTCGTCCACTTGTTTTCAAAGATGTAATACTCTCCCTGTCCCTTCCAATCCTCTTCGTAGCGGATGCGACACTCGAGCCTTGCTTCGTCGGGATCGATTATCTTGCAATCGTAAATCTCTTCCGCTCTCGGCATCCTGTCAATCATCCTCTCTACGGTTTCTTTGTCTGGAGCGCATACCTCCAAAGTTACGGTGTAATACTTTTCTTCCATGTTTTTCTCCTTTCTTAATCCAATTGTTACCCTTTCGGGATAATATAAGTATACACCTATATTATATATATGTCAACACCTATATTGAAAAAAGTTTAAAAAGTTTTCAAGACGCAAAAACGAAGCGGACACCGTGTTTCAGATGCCCGCCCCGTGTAGAGTGAGAGAAAAACAAATATGAGTAAATTAGACAGTATTCCAAGTTTGTTCGCCAACATATCCCGCTTCGATGCCGTGATCCTGTTGGTATCGGATGAGCGAATCCTGTGTCCGCTGTCCGAATATGCCATCAGTGTTGCCGCAATTGTATCCCTGTTTGTTCAATAGCACTTGCCATGCCCGAACATATTCGTTGCGATCGCCCTTGCGGAGTGTTGGTTTAATCGTCAAATCAATGGTGTTGTTTGTCGCACCCTTTGCCCATTCCAACCACTCGGAGCCGTCCATGTATGCGAGATTGATGTCAAGGTCTTTCTTGTATGTTCCCAATCTGCCCCGTGAAGAGTATTGGTATATCTTGCAACCTGTCCACGCTCCCCACCCTTTTGCATCCGTCCAAGGATTGGTGTCATATGCATACTTGATGTTTTTGTTTGCATACTGTGCGCACCAGAATGGGAACTGTCTCCCAACTTCCCATTTGTATTGACGGGCAACGGATTTTGACATATACAAAAACGGTGTGATGCCTGTCTTGTCACGGATCATGGTGAGCATCTTCTCGCAAAACTTGTAGTCATTGAACTTGGTGTTCTGGTATCCTTCCCAATCGACCACAAGGATTGCCTGTCCGATGTACGGTCGCACGGTGTCAAGGAAGTGTTCCACCTGTGTGCCGATGTCCGTGCCGTTTGCGTAGTGATAGACACCGAGATATTTGCCGAGTGCCTGTGCCTGTGATATCTGTTTTGTAAACTCTGGATTGACAAAGGTCATACCCTGTGTAGCTTTAACGATAACGAAATCACAAGGCACACCAGAGATGTCAATTCCCTTTTGGTTCCCGCTGATGTCGATGCCGTTCATGATTTGGTTTCCTTCTTATTATAATAGTTATAGTTTGAGATACACAAAATGGTTCCAAGGAATGTCGCAATTGCCGTGATGGTCTGTGCGATCATAGTCCCCATGTCTGCCCATCCCCAAATTTTTGAGATGACCACGATGAAGGTTGCCAGAGCGGGCAACACGATGATGGTCAACCACTTGAGCCAGAAATACAATCCGTCATTCAACTTCCCGTCTTTCATGTAATCCCTCCTTTACTTAACAACACCCGATATAATTGCCGTCAGAACCGCACCCAAAATGCCTGTGATAATGCAAGCGACAATGGTTTCCCAACGCTTTTTGGGTATGCCCTCGATATCGTCAAGGCGTTGTGATTGCTTGTTGATTTCCTTTGCGATGTTTTCCACGTTGACAGCCAAAACCTTGACCGATGCGACCAACTCGCTGATTTGTGCCTGTTTTGCCTCAATGATCTCGATGCGTTTGTTTTGGCGGTTGTCCTCTGCCTCTATTCTCTTGACAAATTCCGTGTGAACTTCTACTGTCACAAACTGTTCGCTCATTGGTCTGCTCCTATCTTGGTGTTAATTGAATATTGGATAATGTAATTGAACCATATGCCGCCGTACCATGACCAAAAATATTGATTGAAGCATCCGAACCCCAACTACTTTGGAGTGTAACTATCTGTGTTGACATCGAGGTACTCAAACTATAAACACTACTACCATTGCTATAAATACGCAAATACTCATTTGAATTTGAGAATGAGGCATTGTTCATGCTTAGTGTAAATTGGAGTGTTTTATACTTGGTACAATCAATGCCAATTTTCGCATAACACTTATCATCTTTTTTGTTCGCCGTGGCGGTAAATTCGGGTAACACATGTGTCTGCTGTGTTTTATACAGATAGCCATTGGAACTCGGTTTGATTATCGAACCGCTTGTCACCGATGCGGGTGATGTATCGGATGGTGTTTTGCTTGAGTATGATGCGATAGCATAACCATTACCTGTTGCCGAATACAACCCGCCATTCGTTATGGTAGCAGGAGAACTGTTGCTCGGTGTCAATTCTGATGGTGTTGGAATTTCTTTAGTTATAACACCCGAACCACCAAAGCGTATTATTGCACCACTCTGTACGGTGTCCTCTACTCCATAAGTTGGTGTTATGGTTTGGACAGTTTCAACCGCATAACCGCCCGTTGTCGGTTTGTAACCTGTATTCGCCGCCATTGCAACAGGCGAACTGTTGCTCGGTGTAATCGGTGTTGTAGCACTTGCAACACCCGCATCAAATACATCATCTATGCCGTCCGATACCATCTGAGGCGGCGTGTATGTGGTAGCTGTGCCTGTCTTGCTCCTTATCTTGTTAGCCATTGCACTAAATAAATCTGTTAACGCTGACATTTACTCACCCCCACTCAATAACTCGCCGTCAATGCTGATGTTATGGCATCATCAATCGCATCACTCACATATGCCACGATACCACCCGCCGTTGCAACCGCCGATGTGCTATCGTAAACACTCGCCAACATATCGCCCGAACCCGTGCCGTTCATGACATCGAAATTCTGCCCGCTCGGATGTGTACTGTCTGTGATATTTACCCTGTTGCCGCCTGTTATCGGTGTAATGGTAACAACAGGCGAATAACCATCCGTACCATCTGTGCCGTCTGTGCCATCCTGTCCATCTGCTCCATCCATCACATTAAATGTCTGACCGCTTGGATGGTCTGCGTCCGTGATCGTGACACTATGACCGCCCGTGATCGTTCCGATCGTGACCTCGGGAGATACACCGTCAGCACCATCAGCACCATCTTGACCGTCAGCACCCGCCGCACCTGTCGCACCCGTGTCACCCTTTGCACCTTTTAATCCGCTAAATGCAAGAGCGAAATTCGGAGCCGCATCGGTTCCCGTTTTGGTCACGGTAACTGTCGGTGTTGCGGAAGATGTCGCATCTGCTGTTGCGGTCATCGTGATTGTGGGAGCCTGTCCCGCCGCACCATTGGTGACCGTGAATGTCGATGTGGTTCCATCGTTATATGTTATCGTGTATGTATCAACCAGACCAACCGTCCCCGTCTTGGCGATGCTTGTGATGCTCTTGATGTTGCTTGCTGTGACCGTCTCTTCTGTTCCGTCTGCGAATGTGAGCGTGATGATGTTCGCATTCATTGCGATGTCAGATACCGCTTTGTCTGATCCTTGGACAAGTCCTTCGATGCAATTGCACAACGCTTGAAGCTGTGAAGCGGAGATACCTGTTCCCGATCCGTCCTCCCATGTAGGAGCCGTATACGCTAAAGCCATTTTTTTCCCTCCCTTAAACTGATTTATATGAGTCTGTCAATGTCTGTTCGCCTGTCAATGTCCGATTAAGCACGATGGTTGTGATGCTGTCATTGCTTTTTGTCAGAATTTCAAATGTGTCACCCGCTTCAACATATAGGAGACCTCGACCAACAAAGTCCACGGGCATCCATCTCACCCCGCTGATGTTGGCGGCGATTTGTTGGCATATGGCACGGATCGTAGCTTTTGTAAATGTGCCGCCTTTTATTATCTCGTTGTTTGAGATGTCATATACTTGGTATGTATCTATTGGTGTGTTACTGTTAAATCCATCAAGATAAAGATTGAAAATGCACTCTTTATCACTTGTATTTTTGTATTGGCACACCACTTTGCCGAATGGTTTGGTGTATTCGTCATCATACCAACAGGATTGATAATCTTCTGGGAGCAACTTTCCGCCCGTGACACCTTGAGGATAAAGTGAACCGCTCGGATAAAGGTCGGTATCTGGCAACAATCCGAATTGCTGTTTCAGATTTATCATGGTGAATAATTCATCACGGTCAAATCTTCCAAAATTCCCCGTCAATTCGAGCATTGCACTCAAATAATTGACATTGTTAAAATCTGTCGGTGATTTGAGCCGATATTCGCCGTCATCTTCGTATACCTTGATGGTTGTATTAAATCCATCAAATGCCCCGCTTGATTCTGTCAACTTCGTGAATAAAGGATATTGCACGAAATTATTGATGGTGATACTGTCAATCACTTCGCTTGTAGTATAGTTTTTAATTTGTACCGTAACACTTTTTGGCACAATCATTTGGCAATTGGTGCAATTCTGAATTTTTCCGAAAAAGATGATTGGTAATTCCCCATCTGGTATATCTCTTTGATAAAATCCTATTGATCCACCATTCGTTATGCCCCAATTTATTTGGAATTTGAAATCATAATTTTTGGGTAAATATTCATCTGGACAATCAAACATTTTCAAAAATGTGCATGCCCGTTCAAATGCGGCATCAACTCCATTATCAAAGGCAAGAACTTGAAAAAGATTGTCCAATTCTGATACCGCCGTATATCCGTTGCCAAACAAAAGAGCATCTGTATCAAATAAAAGTGTGTAATATTTATAATTTCCTGTTGTTCCCCAACTCATGGAGTCGTCACGGACAGAATGTGAAACAGGAGCCAATAATTCTCTATCAAAAACAGCGGGATCATAAACCTTCATGTTTAAATTTCCCATAATCCATTTAAAAGTATTAACTGTATATTTTGCGGATGATGTCGAGTAATAATCATGAAATTTTGCTTTTTCAACACACCCCAACCCGCTGTTCAACTGTGATGTGATGCCATATGCAACAATCTTCCTGTGGTTCATGTCCGCTTGTCTCTTGCATTCGGACACATAGAATATCCCGTACGGGATTGATGTCACCCTCGCTTGCAAATCATTTTTCCATTGTCCGCTGATGGTAGTATATAATTCGCAATATACTTCAATCCTCGCACCCTTGATATTGCCGACACCGACCGTCTCACATTCAAACTTGGGAGCCTCACACAATCCAAACTTGAGCGTGTCCTGTGAGCATATTGACTCCGTGAAGCTGACCGAATCTTTGACAATCAGATTGTTGCAAATGTCTGACCGCTCACCATCTGGAAAATGAATGCGGATATTCTTTTTGCATGTGTCTTGATGCAATAAATCTTTAACAAAATTTGGGACAGGATACATGTTCTATCTCTCCTCGATCGTAACCGTGAATGATAAATAACTCTTGGTGTAATTGTTGAGCCTCGTCTGGACAGGCGAATACTCCAAGAAGATGTTCGCCGCCACAACCTCATTGGTATTGTTGACCGCCAATGTCACGGGCAAATAATTGTCCCTCGTCATGTTGTTCTCAACATCCGAAATGAATGCTTGATACTCGGTCAGCTTCGCAATCTCCATGTCAAACTGACCTTGTATCTTGTGACGGTACACATCACGGTGTGTGGTTCCGTTCGCATCTTCCCATGATGTGTAAATCGGTATCTTGTTGACTTCGTATGTGTCCATCAACACTTTGGCTGAATAGTCATTGTCTCCAATCTTAAATACCATATCAATCTCCTATGCTAACGCATGATAACCCGTTGCCTTCACCAATTGTGAATTTTGAACCGTGACGGTATCAAATATATTCTTTGCGGAGCCACTCAAGGTCACGTTCACATTTGTTGGCTGTGCGCTCATCTTCATGAGGTTGTTGTTGAGTGAATTGATTGCACCCATCAATTGACCTTGGTCAAAATTCGATGCACCATTCGGTGTTGAAAATGGTGTCCTCGGATTCCTTGGTGAAACGCTGAAAAGGTTGTTCATCGGTCTCCTCGGATTGCTGTTGTATCCATCAACATAATTGCTTGCCGCCTGTGATCCCGACCGTTTGGCATCCATTGCGAGTGTGTCCCATACCTGTTTGATTTTCTGCGCCATCTGGCGGAATGCGTTGATGACACGGTCAACCACCGATTCAATACCACGCACCAGAGCGGTCACAACATCAATACCGAATTGACGGCATCTTGCAACGAATGAATTGAATTGAGCAATCATCCTCTGAATCATCTGTTGAAGTGCCTTTTGGACAATATCAAATGAACCTCTAATGATCTCAAATGCGGATTTGACATTGCTTGCCACATTCTTCGCCGCTTGCATAAACTTTTTCAATGCATCGGCGCACTTGTTGACGGCACTTTTCATGCCACTCAATGCGGTTTTAGATGCCTGTTCGATATCATCCCAATGCTTCACAACTTCATATATAGCAAAACCGAGTGCCGCAACAGCCGCCACTATTGCCGCAATCGTCAAAACCACGGGATTTGCCAACAATGATGCGAGTGTGGTCGATATCGCTTGAATGCCTGCGATTACCATCGGCAACAGGAACAACAATCCTTGGATTGCATTGCAAATATTACTTATGATAAATGCAACGGGAGTGATCGCCGCCACCAATGCCAGAATAATCATGACCAATCGCACCACGTTCGGATTCAAGTTCGCCAAAATCTGCGCAACCACCTTGATTGCATTGGATATCTTGGTTATTAACGGCATGAGTGCTTCCATTGCGGGTATCGCCGCTTGTACTAATGCCGCCTTGATTTGCGCTTTCATGGCATCAAACATGTCATGCATGTATCCGAGACGCTGTAAATCTTCCTCTGACACTATGAGTCCCATGCTCTCCGCTTCACGACCTAATGCACGAAGTTTTGCACCACCGTCATCAAGGATTCCCGCAAGTTCATTTGCCTTCTTGCCGAACATCTCCATTGCGACCGTGTCACGCTCGGTCTCATTCTCAATCTGACCGATGGCACGAACCACATCATAAAAGATTGACTCAATGTCACGGTATTCGCCCTTTGAATCCCTAATCTTGACATCAAGCCTGTCCCATATCGCATTGGATTCATCGAGTTTGCCCTTCATCTTGGTGATTGCACCAACAAGAGTGGACATATCGACATCAACTCTGTCGGATGCATATTCAAACTTCTGGATTGCATCGGTCGAGAGTCCAATCTGTTGGGATAATTCCAACCATTCATCCGCCTGTTTTCCCGCATTGACAACCATTCCGCCAATTGCGGTCAAAGCACCCGCCGCCGCCAGAGAGATGCCACGCATCTTCTCGCCTACCTGTTGAGCGGTATCACCCACCTTGGAAAGTGCCTGTCCCATTGCGGAAGATTGCGTCTGTGCCTGTTGAGCCTGTTGATTGAACTCTTTCTGTTCTTGGTTGAGTCCCTTCAACTTCTGCTCTGTGTCAGATATCTCTCTTGTCAAGGCATCATACTGTGCTTGCATCTTTGCCGTGCCGTCATTATTTTCGGCAATTTTTGCTTGTGCATCTTTCAATGCCTTGAGTTTTGTTGCGGTCTCATCCGTTGCCTTTGCCAATAACCTCTGTTTCTGTTCAATCAACTCAAGGTTTTTGGGATCGAGTTTGAGTGACTTATTGACAGAGGTCAATTGCTTTTGTGTTTCGGACAAGGATTTATTTGTGGCTTTTAACGCTTTTTCTATGCCAGATGCGTCCGCATTTAATTCAATTGTGATACCTTTGACCTTTGTTGCCATTTTAAAACCTCGCAAAATCCTCTTGTGTTGCTTTTATCGGATATTCATATTGGTCATTGCCATGTTCAATCAGCATGTCCAACAACTCGCCGACCGTGATTTCCTCCAACTCCGACAACTTCAACCCTATCTCAAGCGCACGGAGCATCAACATCGCTGTGTTCTCTTTCCGTGTGGTCTCTTTTAGTTTTTTTTAGCCGTTGATGTCGGGATCGTGCTTGCCATGTATGCGTTGATGATATCCTCTCCCATCATTATGAAATCCATCGGTTCATAGTTCTCCAACCATGCATAGAAGTCATCAATCGACAAATGGTTCATGTCTGCCTTTTCCGCCTGTTTGCTCATTACATATGCAAGCTGTGACACAACCTCGGAAAGAATCATGCTGTTTTCTTCCGATTTTGTTGTTGTATGGAATACCGTCAACAGGTCTGTGCCAAATATCTGCTTGAATCGGAATGGTGTGGCGGCATTGGCGATGAGACTCAACTCATCGCCGCCGACCTTAATTTTTGTAATCATATTTATATCCTCGCTTTCCTTCGCCTCTTAGGTTGTCACCGCACCTGTTGCCTGCTGAACAGCGGAGTACCAATTTGTGTATTCATCCTTTGTGCTGTCTGAACACTTGCCCTTGACGATGTTTGCATCCAGAACCCCATTGTATATAGAACCACACACAAGATTCATCTCCTCGGTCTGAACCTCAATTGACTCCTCTGTGGTCTGTGATCCTACGTTGGGACGAGCCGCTGTGCAATTGTAGAACACATGTCTCGTTGCCGTGTCATCGCCCTCAAACTGAAAGAGAAGCGCAAACGGTGTTGTTGATGCCTGTGCCTTCTCATACTGTATGTTGCTCTGAACAACCTCACCAAGAACATCCTTGCGGAAGTCATCGGGAATGACCGCAAGAGTGAGTGTTCCTTCATAACCCGCATTAGCCGCAAATGTTGCATATGCGATGTTGTCCGCATAGAACTTGTTTGACTCACCACTCGGCTCCATGCTTAACGATACCGCACCCGCAAGAGCCTTGGGATTGCCATATGTTGCCGCACCCGTCTGGGAATCAATTGTTGCTAACGCATAATAAACATGACTTAAACCATATTTAATCTTATTAGCCATTTGTTTCTGCCTCCGTTTCTTCTTCAATAATTAACGTGATGGAATAGGTAATCATGTAACATCTCTGATCCTCAATGTATTCCTCTGACTTGTCCCACGGGATTGAGGCATTGTTCAAGGCACTCTCAAGTGCCTTTTCCGATGTCAAATCCTTGGTCTCGGTGTATAACTCAATGTCCACCTCTTGCACCACTTGATAAACCTTGCAATCTGCCGCAAGATTGGTGGTGTCCGTTGCCAGATAGCATATAAAAGGCAACTCTGGAGCATCACCAACAGGAAATGCCCGATATGTTACCTTGTCTGAAAACGCTTCGATGCTATTTAATACCGTATAAAGACCTTCTAATGTCATATTCCTTTTCTTACCTTTTCCAGAAATACTTTTTCAGCCTGTTCTTCTGCGGGAGCAATGTGTTCAAATGCTCTTGATCTCCCGCCGTCCCTTAGTGCGTGACCTTTTTCCAACAGATGTGTCAATCGGTAATGTTTGCGATTGTAAACGGTAACGCTGACGGAGGTTTTTTTCTTGGTTTCGTCCAAGATTGCCCAATCCTTGTTGTACTCATCCCATGATCCGTACTTGCCCGATCCCGATGGATTGGCGGAGTGTAATTGAGACAATGCTTCTTTTGCCGCATCATTGGCGGCATGATGCACACTCTCAAGTGTGGCATTCTTGAAGTCATCAAGTGATTGCATTATTGTTTCCGTCAACTGTGCCGCTTGTATCGTTGCCACTTCCAACCCTTCTTTCCGCATACAACTCGATGCGTCCGTCTGATGCTTCATATGTGCGATAGATGGAATATCTTTTCTCGTTGTAATCAACCAAGTTTTCGCCAGAATATTCACTCCGCCATACACGGAACCTCAACTCTGGTTTAAATCCCATCGCCCCCGCTTGCATGAACTCGGTCTGTGTAATTGACTCAACATCGGCATAAACCGTTGTTTTGTCATCTGTTTTGATTAACTGACCAAGCGCATCCTTATCAGTTCCAATTTTTCCGATTAACGTGATTTCTGCGATCATGAGGTCACACCCCAATTCGTATATCCTGTTGCCATACCCAACTGTGACTTCTGTTCATCATATGCGGTCTTGAACCTTGCCGCCCTGTCGATCGAGCCATGTTCCTGTTCCCAATGATATGCACAATAGGTTATGATGGCACGTTCGCAAAGTGTATCGAGTGTTGACGGTAATGTCACACCCGCAATCCCTAAGTCAAGTTTTGCCGCCGAGATTAAATCGGTGAGATAACTGTCAAAATCCGTTGTGGTGATTGGCGGATTAAGAGAGGTTTTTACATTGTCAATCGTTGCCATTTAACTTGCCCTCCAAACCTTGTACGGTTTTTACATACATATCACGGTATTCGGGATATATGTTGATATGCCCGATATGACCGAGTCTGACCGTTGGTTCTGCCCAAATCTCATATCCCAAATCTGTTGCCCGTTTACAGAATGCCAAATCCTCTCCAAGTTCCCGTGTCGGGAAGAAACATGTCCCGTTTGCTTTCCTTACCGCCGCCAAGATGTCGGACGATATCAGAACACATCCGAAACCGCATCCCGCCACCTTGAATGTATCATTGGGATATTCTGTGAATCGGTGAACACTCGGATATATTTCCGTGAACAAACACGAATGATGCGGTTCTCTTCGTCCATGAGCGATCCCAGACACGAACCCTTTGTTTGCATCACGCAAATCATCAAGAACATGCTCTGTGAATATCATGTCAGAATCCAACCACAATGAGTGGGTATAGCCACCGTCTATTGCCTTGAAAGCTATTGCGTCCCGTGCATGATAGACCAATGTCCCGCTCTGGAACATCACATCATAGTCAATACCATCCGCATCCAACTTCCGTATCAGCTTTGTCAGACACTCGGTAAATCTATGGTGCATATAATCTGTTGTCGGGATTGCAAGCAATAACTTCATTTTTTACTCCTCTTTGTGGTGGTTGCGACCTTTGGTTCCTTTGTGGCTCTTTCTGCCGTTTCCACCACCTTTTTTGTTGCGGTTTCGACCAGAACTGCCGAACCCACCGAACACAAGAAATTCATCTCGGCGGGAGAGACATCAACTATCTCCCCCGCTTTGTGATTTATTCTTGCGTCCCGAATGAGACGAACCTTCATTATGATGAAGCTCCACTCGGCTTCTTGATGTTGACAAATGCCTTGTCAGCAACAACGGCATGAGCCACATACTGTCTGCCGACGATCTTGACAAGGTCTGACTCTGCTTCTGAAAGGTCATCATACTTGATGACTATGCCTTCACCTTCGGGATAGTTAACCTGTGCGCCCTTGAGGTCACCAACTATTGCATATACCGCATTTGCTGATGCGCTGTCATATGCGGGAAGGCTGTTGTTGAACTTCACGGGAAGTCCCATGAAGGGATCAAATGCGAAATTGCCCGCCGCCTGTGCCGCTACAAAGTTTGCATATGTCAGTTTGTTCATGATGATGACGGGATTCCTTGCCTCGTCCGAAAGATTTGCAAACGCACTTGCGATGGTGGTGAGTGCGGGAGCAATCGTTACAGCGGGAGCGGAAGGAGCCGTTGAACCTGCTGATGTCGAAAGAGACTTGATATCTCCAACAATAGCATCCGCCAACTTCTTGGTGATCTGGTATGCCAACTCATCATAGATATAACGTACAAGTGCTTCGCCGCCCATTGCGATCGCTTCATCGGAAATGCGAATCCACTTCTTGATGTTTGCGGGAACCATTGAAACGATACCGAGTGACAGGCTTTCCTCTGTCGGTGCTGATGTTCCCTCGGTGTGTACATATGCACCATCTGCCGAAAGTTCAAACGCAACCTTGAGATTGCCCTTGATGTTGGTCTTTTTAACAAGTGAAAGAATCTCCTCATTCTCCCACGCTGTGTGGATGATCTCGTCCACGATCGAAGGCACGGGAACCGAACCCGATGCATTCTCGGTCAGTAATGACCTAACTTCTGCGTCATTCTCGCTTATAAGATAGCGAGCAAATGCATCCATATATTCCTTGGATGCTCTGATCTCTTCGTTTGTCTTTGCCATTTCTTTTCTTTCCTCCATCTTCTCGATAACTGTGCCAGAGCCTTCCGCAACAACCTTGCGGATTTCTGCCTTTTCTGCTTCTGCCTTGCGCATCTCTGATATGCGCTCATTGATTGACCTTGCCTCTTCCTCAAGAGCATTGAGGTCAACATCGGGAGCCTCGATCTCGTTTGCGATCTGTGCTTTGCGCTCCTCTAACTGTTCAATAGTCATTTCCTTTAAGTCCATGCTTAAACCTCCATTAAAATTCGGATTTTCTGTTTCTGCCGAGCAATCTTTTCATCCGCTTCACGCTTCTCGGCTCTTGCATTCTCCAATGAATCCTTTGCACCATCCAATGCATCGGATAAACCTCTTGCGGAAATAGATGTCTGCTCATATGCGGGAAAAGTGACGGCGGAGACCTCAAAAATCTTGCCAAGTTCCGTGATGGTTCTTGTCGGATGCTCGGACTCCAAATCTTCCCATTTATCTCCATCGACCGTGAACATGAATGACATTCCGTCTAAGTCACCACGTTCAACAGCCGAATACAGATTCTTTGCCTCTGTGTTGTTCTCGATGTCAAGGTCAACTCTGATGGTCATGCCATCTTCTTCAACCTTCATTTGCATCGTGCTGTTCTCGTTATTGTTGCGAGACCTTGCAAGCGGGATCATGTCGGTATTGTGGTTGATGAGGAACCGCACATCCTTCAAGTCCGCATTATCAAGCGCACCCTTGGCGATTATCTCGTCACAATATCCCAAATCCGTTCTCTGGTCGAACACGATCGGCATACCTTCAAGGAAATGTCCGTGTTCTTCATTCTGTGCGGCTCTAACTTCAAAGTTAAATGCCCGTATCTCTTTATTCTTCATTATCGTTGCCCTCCTCATCATCTTCGATGATTTTCTCCGTTGCGTTGTAGTATTCGCCACGGATGATATATTCCTGTCCCTCTCCATTTGGTAACGGAGGAAGATTCCAGATTTCACGAACCTCGTCACGGTTCAAAATGCCCCTGTCGGCAAGCTGTGCGGATACCTCAAGTTTTTCCTTGTTGCTCATGTACTGTAATCGGTTCGCCGTTGCCATGATGAAATTGCCCTGTGCCTGTTCCCTTAATGTGAACAGCATCTTTGTCATGACTTCGCTGAACTGTATTGCAAACGGTTCACACACTCCCTCATATATAGCCGTCCATTTGTCACCGTATGCCGTTGATGTCAGCATTTCCTCGTTAACATTGAAGTATTCAAACACATTCTGTTTGATGATTCTCTCTTCATCTGCCGCAATAATCCACGGAGCCGCTTTCACTTGGTTGATGTTGGTGTAAGTATTCGGGAACAGGAGCAATCCGCCACCCTCCGAATCCTTGGAGAAGTTTTCCTCCGTGAACCTCTTGCGCTCTTTTGCCAAGTCATCCGCTTTCGTGAAATTGTTGACTTGCGCCCAGAACCTATATGTGGCGGCACTCTTGACACCTTCCTTGATTCCTTGGTTCTGAATGTCTATCAATTCCGCTGTGGGCATGAGTGCCGAATTGCTTTCACCAAACAGGTCATTCTTGTACTGAAACTTGGTCATGATGCCACAATACTCAAGTTCTATTGCCGCCCGCTCTCCATTGCTGAATGTATAGCGAAGATATGGCACATTGTTATATGACACCAACTCGCATCTCTGCGGAACAGGAGTGACGATCCCGCTCGGCTCCCCGTATTGGTCATACACGGGACAAATAAATGCGGTATTATTGATATCAAGGATGGTCGATAAACGGTACATCAATTGATACCATGTCTGGAACTCGTTTGGAGCCTTTTTCAACTTCGACATCAACGCGGGACGAGCCGAACCCATCATCTCCACTTTGAGTTTTGCGATGTGGATTGCTCTGGCATTGATTGCCGCCCTTATCAACTGACTTTCATATATTGAGCCGTTGAATGTGGTGAAATGGGGATCATAACCATTCAACAGTTTGAATGTCCCCTCATACTTCCCTTTTTCCTTTGGTCTGTTCTTAAAAAATAAATCAAATAAAGACATCTCAAATTCCTCTTAATTGGCTAATTGCGAACCCAACTCCGCATACCACTTCTGGCGAACCGTCATGGCATCGGCAAGAGCCGCAACACCATCTATGTGCATATTATTTCTTAACTTGACCAATCTCCCACGTCCACGCTCGTTTGAATACTTAATCGCCGCATTCAACAGATGCACCTTTAACAAATCATTCTCTCCGCAATGGATGTGTCCGTCCTTCATCAGACCTTCCATCTCTTGAAGCACTCCCCAAAGATTGTCTCCTTGGTACACATCATCCGTGCGGAACCCGTATGCATTCAAATCTTGTATCAAGTATTGTGCCGAATATCTGTCATATCCCGTCTGGAGCGGTAATATCTCATATTCTTCGACCAATGATGTCAACCATGCATAACAATCATGGTAATCAATGAAATTGTCTCCCGATAACTCCAACCAACCCTTTTGGATGTATAGTTCATATGGGAGTCCGTCCCTTGCCGTTGCTTCTGCGATCTTCTCCGATGGCAACCAGAACTTGCAAAAGACATATAACTCTCCGCCCTTCTCGATAACTACCACGGCGGCGGTCAAGTCCGTTGTCTGGGACAAGTCAAGTCCCGCCACGCAATAGGTTGACCGAAATTCCTCAAGGTCAAGCGGATCGCCGAAACATTTGTTGATTGTTGCCGTGTCCAACCATGCCAATGAGGAGTTTTGCTTGAGATTGCAATACTTCGTGATGAACTCCGCCTTTTTGCTCATGCTCTGTTCAGCAATCGCAATCTCCTCCAACATATAATCCACGGATACCGACACACCCAAGTTTGGATTGCTCTTTTGCAACTCGTTGATGTCATTCCACTTCTCAATGTCATCAATCATGTATAGAAACGGCAAAAGCCTCTTTTCCTTGCTGTCTCCCTTGAGGAACCGTGTTGACCTCTTCAACAACTCGTCATAAATGGAATCATTAACGTATCCCGCTGTGGTACATGACATCAGAATCGCTTCTGTTCTGGCTCCCATACCACTCTTCATGACTTCGTATTGCTTGAGTCCCGAATCACCCTCCCATGATGCAACCTCATCACATATGCAAACGGAAGGATTGAAACCATCCGACCGTTTTGCCGAGAATGCAATCTTTTGTACTGTCGAATTGGTTCCCGTGATGTATAAGTCCGTCATCCTGTGCTTTGGCAACATCGAATCATCAAGCACCTTTTTATTGTGGGCATCCCTCTCCGACAGCATCTCCTTCATCTGTTGGTATTCGGGATCAAGGAGAGTCATCATCCATATGTTGTTGTATATTATGTTTGCTTGGTCGAGTTTTGGTGCGATATTAAATATCTTGGTTCCAAACCCGCCATCTTGTATCCATACATATCTTGCTATTGCCGCCGCCAACAATGACTTGCCGTTTTTCCTTGCGACTATCAACAGCACTTCACGGAACTGTCTGTGTCCCGTCTCGTCCACGATCCCGAACATTGCCGAGACAAATGCCTTCTCCCATAACTCCAAAACGAATGGTTGTGTGGCTTTGTCTCCCTCGGTGTGGAAAGTATGTGTCTCAATCCACTCAATCGCTTGATTTGCCTTGCTCTGGTCATAAAAAAACCACTTTTTCTCGATTCCCTTGACCAGATATGCCAAAATAAGCCTTATATATTGCCCCGCAACGATGGAACCGTCCGAAACTTTTTGATAATACGCATAAATCCAATTATTTGGTTCTTTCTTCGCCATTTCTTCGCCTATCTTCGACTAACTCTCTCGCATTTTGAAAATTTAAAGTCCGCCGCTCGTCCTCAAAGCGCATTTTTTTAAAAATTTTTTCGGGGGGATAAATTTTTTTCACTCGCCTGTCATTATCAATGCCCCGTCAATGATTTTGTACCGCCGCTCATCGTGTCCGTACATTTCTGGATGTTCCTTTG